CTCAATTGCTAAATGGTACGGGCGTTTCGCCACAGCTTGACGGATTGATTACCAACGCTGAGGCTTATGCAGGATTCCGCACCATCCCGATTGAGAAAATCATAGATGCTGCTGCTCAAATAGAAGGTAATGACTATATGGCAAACGGTATCTTGTTAAGCCCTAAGCAGTACTATGCTTTGTTAATGACTAGAGGCACAACCAATGAGTACACGCTCCCGGGCGGTTCTGCGGTTAATGTGATTAACGGTCAAATCTACATCGCTGGTATTCCGGTATTCAAGTCAACTGCAATGAACACTGTTAATCCTGCTCAGGATTCGTTCTTGGTAGGAGATTGGGCAATGGGTGCGCAACTGTTCATTCGTGAAAACCCGGTTGTTAGGTTCTTTGAAGAAGATGGAACGAATGTACGTGAGAACAAAATCACAGTTCGTGTTGAGGGTCGCGTTGCATTACCGATCTATCATCCTGATGCTTTTGTAACAGGTAGCTTAAATAGCAACCCTTCATAATACTTTTAGTGTATATGGGAAAGACCTTGCAGCAATGCAGGGTTTTTTTTGTGGAATAATATTTTATGATACTTTGTATAAAAAAGTATATATTGCAGAATGAAAAAACGAATAACCGTAATTATGCCGGATGAAGTCTTTGATAAGATTATTCAGCTGGCAAAACAGGAAAAACGCAGTAAATCTGCAATGGCCGCTATTTTACTAGAAGATGGATTGAAGTTAATAAAATAAATGTTCACTGCATTATACATAGGCACTCCCGGCATATACAAAAATCAGGAATATCAAATAAATATAGGCAGTCTACAGGGCAGAATTGTTATCCGTAGAAAATGCGGAGCTGGTAAGGTTTACTATGATAGTATAATTGATTTTTTAAATAATTGGGATAAAATAAGGAAAGTATGACAGAGCAAGAATACGTAAAAACAGTTTTTCCATATCTAACAGATGAAGAAATTGAAATGATTTTTAAATGGGTGTGCGATTCATACGCTGCTGGTCAAGGTGGGTATAGTTATATAATTGCAGAGCAAGAATAAAATAAGAAAATGCTAAAAATCCTACACATAGGCCTAATGGTTGCACCTCCCCCTAACGATAGCTCATGCAAGGCTTTTAGGGCAAATTGCGATCATTACATTGGTTTATCTACGGGTTCGGCTAATGTCAATACAGAGGCTATTGCAATAACTCAGAAATTTAAACCTGATATTATCTTCATGCAAATTCAGGCTCCGAATGTTATCCATTTGGAAACGGTTAAGGCAATGAAAGAAACAGGGGCATTTATTGTGAATTGGAACGGTGATATAAGACATAGCACTCCACAATGGATGATCGACATGGCTCCGTATGTTGACAGGACATTATTCACGAATTACAGGGATGCCGGGAATGTTGGGAATGGAGGCTTTTTAGAAATTGGTTACGATCCTAAAATATACAGTCCTGTAGGTGGTAAATTACCGTGTAGGGATGTAGCTTTCTTTGGCAATAACTACGGAGCTAATATGTTTCCTTTGTCTAGGTTTAGAATAGAAATGCACAATTTACTCACTAAGCAATTTCCGGGCGTGTACGGAGCTTACGGGAATAATTGGGGTAACGGTGCAGGAAACTATAATCATTCACAGGCTCAGGAAGCAAGCGCATACAGAGGTTGTAAAATGGCTATTAATGTCAGTCACTTTGAAGAGGAAGGTTATTCATCGGATCGGATATTAAGGATATTGGGCTCAGGTACTTTTTGTTTGTGTAAAGCCTATCCGGGAATGCCTTATATTGATGGTGTTCATGTTAAGGTATGGGATACGCTTCCTGAATTACTAGGCTTAATTAGGCATTACATGAATGATGCCAATAAAGATGAACGGGATAGGATTGCAAGGCAGGGAGAAGAATTTGTAAGGGGTAAATTTACGTTTGATAACATGGTTAAAAATTTAATAGGGATATGGAAGCAAAAGAGTTAAGAATAGGTAATACAATCCTATATAAAGGGAAAGTAATAGACATTAGTATGGTTGTATTGTTTCAACTATACCATCTATCTGATAATCATGCAGATTCTAAAAAAGATAAGCTACAGTACGAACCAATACCATTAACAGAGGAATGGTTGTTAAGGTTTGGGTTTAAGCATTACGGGCAAGGTGAAGCAATTTTCTGCCATAAAAAAATATACTTATATTATCGAAATAATATTTTTTACTTTCATAAAACAATTAGGTTTGAAATACTATACGTCCACCAACTCCAAAACCTTTATTTCGCACTAACAGGATTAGAATTGACTTATGAACAAAATTAAAGTACTAGGATTCATGACCATCCATTACGGGGGCGCTTACCTACGCGAAGCCTTATTATCGGTTGTCGATCACGTGGATAAAATGGTTATTGCTTACAGTAGGCAACCTTCACAGGGGCACGGAACGAATAAAGAGTGCCCTGACAAAGAACTTGATATTTACTTTATTTGTAAAACCGTTCTAGGGGATAAAATGATTTGGGATGTAGCCGACAGATATGGTGCTGAAAACGAACACAGGGCAGTAAAGTATAAATATTCGTATGGCTTTGACTTAGTTTTGACCGTAGATAGTGACGAGGTTTACGCATCTGAACAGCTACAGGAATCGTTTAAATATGCTTATTGTGGGTTACATCGTTATTATGGGATAGATGGGTATGTAAACTTTTGGCGTTCATTTGATTGGGTTTGTACGGATGGATTCAGACCTATTAGGATTGAAAATTTGAATCGCAAGAATCAAGATCAAGATATAAACCTTAAGCAAACTATTTACCATTTCAGTACGTGCCAGCCTATTGAGATTATGTCTTATAAGTTCGGTGTTTTCGGGCACGCTCATGAGGTTAGGCCGGGCTGGTTGCAGGATGTTTATTATAGCTGGTCACCAGAAGCCCCATTCGGGGATGTGCATTGCGTGGCTCGTGACTTGTGGAATCCTGTGCCATTCGACAAAAATACGTTGCCAGATATACTTAAGAATCATGAAAACTTTAATAAGAGGGTGGTATGAAGTGTGCAGCGATAATAATTGATGATAGGCCAGAGATAGCAAAAGAGGCTATTGAAAGGCACTCCGAATTTATACCGAAAGGGTGGCCAATCATTCACATGATGCCTCCCTACGAAAATGGGCTTTACAGTATTAAGTCTGCAAGAGATTATAATTCTATATTAACAAATCCGGCATTTTGGCGTGGATGCAGATATGACAGAGTGTTAATCTTTCAGCATGATTCAGGACTATTAAGGCATGGCATTGAAGATTTTTTGGAATATAATTTTATTGGGGCTCCGATTGCAAATATACCGGGATGTATGAATGGAGGGCTTTCAATTCGGAATCCTGAAATGATGTATATAACTTGCGTAAATTATAAATACGATCATTCCTGCAATGAAGATGTTTGGTTCTGCAATCACCTGAAAGGCAATTTACCAACTAAGGAGGTCGCACAAAAGTTTAGCGTTGAAACTATCTTTGGGCTTGGGTCGCTTGGCTATCACGCGATTGACAAATACATGACTAAGAATGAAACTGATTTAATAATGAGGCAGTATTTATGATCACCCTATACACATCATTCTATCAAGACAATAACCCTGAACGGCAAAAGGAACTTATTCACTGCCTGCAGAAAAATATCGAAAATCCATTAATTGACAGGATACTGATATTTACCGAATGTCCTATACCTGAAACCCCAAATATTACCATTATAGGCAATTGCAGACCAACGTACAGGATGTTATTTGATGCGGTTAATACGTACTGCCAGAATGAAAACGAGATTTCACTAATCTCAAATACAGATATTTACTTTGATAATAGCTTAAGCAAGTTGGTTATAAACGCACGTACTTGCGTGGCTTTGTCACGGTGGGACGTGAAACCCGGTCAAGAACCAAAACTGCACAATGAAAGGTTTAGTCAAGATGTCTGGATATTTCAGGGCAAGGTACGCAAGGTCAGGTTTTGTGATTTCTTTTTAGGTGTTCCGGGATGTGACAATAGGATTGCATGGGAATTGAATCAGGCCGGGTATGTGCTTTACAATCCTGCAACTACTATCAAAAGCTATCATTACCACCCTTCTGATCTGCATACCTACGATGGTAAGACTAGGATTCCGAAACCGTATTTATTTATTGAGGTAAGATGAACATCCTACTTTGCCCAGGCATATACCTAC